GGGTAATCGTGATGAGACTAGCGGTGACGGCTATCGCTTTAGGGGTCGTGGTTGTATTCAGCTTACTGGTCATGCGAATTACTTCCATGCGGGACAAGCTCTTGGCGTGGACTTCGTGATGGAACCAGACTTAGTATCAAGTCCTAAATATGCAGCGATGACTGCTGGTTGGTTTTGGTCAACACATGACTGCAATAGATTGGCTGAAGATGCTAATTGGCCTGGCTTAACTAAGAAAATCAATGGTGGGACTATTGGTTTGAGCGATAGGATTAAGCATACCAATGAAGCACTTGCTGCGCTTTCATAATTAAGTCATATTAAAAATGCCCAATACGCTTATGAAAATCAAGCGTGTTGACATTCGCCATTCGCAAATACAGAATCAATTGTCGGTACTTCAAGAGAAGTGCCTACCTTCTGATACGCCTTCTGACACTAACTTTGGGTACTGGTGGATAGTCTATGACGCACTTAATCTGCCGTGTGCTTTCGCTGGCCTTGTTCGTTCCGTGCGTTGGTCTAATGTTGGTTATCTGTGTCGTTCAGGCGTGTTACCTAGTCATCGTGGACACGGCGTACAGAAGAGGCTTATTCGAGCGCGGATTCGCCAAGCCAAAGCGTTAGGCTGGAATTGGTTAATCACTGATACATATTTCAACCCTGCATCCTCAAACAGTTTGATATCTACAGGTTTCAAATTGTATGAGCCATTGAAACCTTGGGGTGTCAAAGAAACCCTGTACTGGCGACTTAACTTAAAGGAATGATATGGCTGCTCCACTATGTAGCGAGAACGAGTTTTTAGAGTTGTGGCATACCCATGCTTCAGCTAAAAAACTTGCAGAAATAATTGGGACTTCTGAGAGAAAAATAAACGCTAGACGCAGACGGATAGAGGAACGGTTAAAGATTAACCTAGACATTCATCCTAGCAAACAAAAATATTATCCCGTAAATGCCAATCAAGCAAACAGGAATCCTGCGCGTTCTCATCTTGGAGTAGAAAATGGAACTGTCATTGTTTTCAGTGATTCACATTTTTGGCCAGGTATCCACACTACTGCTTATCGTGGTTTGCTATGGGCTATTAAGGAATTGCAACCGAAGGCAGTTATTGCTAACGGGGACGTTTTTGACGGTGCTTCCATTAGCCGTCATCCTCGTATTGGCTGGGACTCAACTCCTTCTGTCATCCAAGAACTAAAGGCTTGTGAGCTGGCGCTTGGTGAGATTGAAGAGGCCGCCAAAGCTGCCAGACACAATGTCAAGCTGGTATGGACGCTTGGCAACCATGACGCCCGATTTGAAAACCGTTTAGCAGCCAACGCACCTCAGTACGAACAGGTCAAAGGCTTTTCCCTTAAAGACCACTTCCCTGCATGGACGCCTTGCTGGTCATGTTGGGTGACTGACGATGTGGTCGTTAAGCATCGTTGGAAGGGTGGTGTTCATGCTACCCACAACAACACGGTAAACAGCGGTAAAACAATGGTTACAGGCCATCTGCACAGCCTTAAAGTCACACCATATGCTGACTACAACGGTAACCGTTTTGGCGTTGATACGGGTACATTAGCTGAGACAGATGGTCCACAATTCATGGACTACTTGGAAGATGCCCCTGTTAACTGGAGATCAGGTTTCGCTATTCTGTCATTTAAGGATGGGAAACTGCTTTGGCCTGAGCTAGTTCACAAGTGGGATGAAGGGCAAATCGAGTTTCGTGGACAAATCATTAACGTTTAAAGGACTTAGTATGTATAAAGTAGAGATGGATATTTCCGATTGGGGCGATGAAGAGACATTGACTATTGAGACTACTGACTTCGAAAAAGTTCAGATCATTCAAGAATTCATTGCCTTCCAAAAAGAACACGGTTGGGCTGCTGACTACGCGCTTGTAACTGAGTTTGATGAAGAAGATGAAGAAGAGATCGAAGAAGAAGAAGACGAGCCAGTTACTGTTTCAACTTACGTAATTACTAAGATTGAAGACTAAAAAAGAGGGGGCCACAAGCCCCTTCTCTTATTCCATAGACTCAATGTAGTAAATAAACCCGATAAGTACGGCTACTGTAAGACCGACACCAGCCAGCATTAGGGCTGACATTAGCGCAATATTCTCTATGGTAGCCATACAGGTGCCTTTCCTTGTTCTTTTAGGATGCGCATGCGAAGCATGAACCCCCAAATTAGCGCCCACAAAATCCATAAGATTCGGTGTTCAGGTGTCCAGTTGGCAGGGTTGCTGTCCCAGTTTACAAAACCTAGGAGAACATAAACTATTGCCAACATTATGGGATAGGAAATGTGGTCAATGTACTTCATAGGAAACCTTTGGGGACTTTCATTACCCTCTGATTCTTACCAGAACGGCCTGTACGGACCCCATCAATCTCAATCAAGCCCTTGGTATACAAAGCCTTGTAACGAGCTGTAATGCTGCTGTACGGCATGAACGGAAATAGCGCCAGCACATCGTCTGAGATGCAACCCTCTTCACCAAATGAGGCTATGGCGTTGTAAACCATAATCTCTAGCTTTGTTGAATCAACCTTGTGAGCTGCTTCATGCGAGGTAACTGGGTTTTCTTTACGTACCAGTTTGTGCGCTGGCGTACCAAAGAGTCTGTCAAAAGCTTCTTTTAAATTCATCATTTACTCCTATTTAGATTAGGTACTCACACTGTTAATGCTTTCCCTGACTCACATTAACTTGATTTAGAACGGAATATCCGAGTCCATCTCAGTAGTACTAGTTTTTGGTACTGTATTGGCTGGTGCGCGAGAGGAATCTTTTGGAGATGTTGCCAACCCCATAAACTTGCCATTTTTGCCTTGCTTGATCCAAGCTGACAACCAGTACTCAACACCACCGACCATGATTGAACCCTTGTAGTCAGGATGCTGGTCACTTGATTTATTGTCGTTTTTAAACAACAAACCAGAACTATCACGAAGCGCACGATTTTCTACTGTCATATTTATTCCTTGATTGATTTCAATTTCTCTACTTTTTCGTCAACTTCCGCGAGGAACTTCACTACTTCAGCTTCGAGTTCTTTAATTAGCTCATCGTCACGCTCAACACGCTTGATGAACAGTTGCAGATTATCGGGCATTCTGGGGTCAAAGCTTACAAAATCATTCCACTGGCGACCAGTACAGGCCATCTGCCACTGCTGCTGGTAAACATAACGTTTATCTGCTTTGTCAGCCAGTACAGTGTCAATGTGGGTGGCTGTGTTGGGACACTTGATTTCAATCATCCCTTCATCACCAACCAAGCCGTCAGGAGAAGCGCCAGACATAGCAATAGTCGGGTGGTCAATCATTGCCACCTCGTCAACCATTACGCCGTTCTTCAGCTCGTATGCAGCCCTGGCAAGCGGCTCAGTCTGCGTCCCCCACTCCATAGCAGAGTTGGTAAACGACTCAGCCTTCACCCCCGTCAAGCGCTCTACAACCAGTTGGGCCATGTAGTTAGCACGGCTGGTGCTGTAGCCTGATTTAGTCGTGGAAACAATGTCGGCAATTTTTGACGCAGTTACTTTACCCAAGCGACTTGCAAACCATTCTGGTGAGCCTTGTTCGATCATTTGAGTGCTGCTTTCTTAATGTCTTTGACACCAATGATTTTCTTCTGCCAGGCTTTATCTGTACCGCAAGCCTTGTACGCCGCTTGGTACGACTTGATCAATGACGCTTCATCAACTGAATCGTTAATAGCAATGATGTGGTCAGCCATCAGGTTCGCGTCAATCGTGGGTGCGACACCTTCGGACGAATCAACAGCATCATGCTCAACGATCTCAAGCGCTGCAACCCACAAATACCTGCGAAGGTACGTCTGCACTGCGCCAAGGTTTTGCACTTCGTGACAGCCCTTTAAAGCCGCCGTAGACATAGGCGAAGTAATGATGATCTTCTCTTCTGGTGATTCGTTGTTGACGATCTCCATCGTTGCTTCGTTAACTGCAAAACGGATAACTGATGTCAGACCAATTCCGTCAAAAATACCAATGGCTGGAATGATGAAGTCACCCAGCTCAAAGTAGTAGTAGTTAGCAAATTTGTTATGGCCCGACTTCTTGATTTCCATTGCGTGGAACTGCTTACGAGCTGCATTTAGCTTTTGATACACATTCATAATTTACCCTTTGATTGACAAAACAATTAACAACGAAATAACAAAACCTGCACAAAACGTGTAGCCAAGAGTGACCCACTTGTCATGCGGACGCTTGTGCTTTTCAAACCACTGCGAGACTTCCATTTTCCTTTCAGTCTCAACACTGTTTGGGAAAGCCTCGTTCAGTGTACGAGGAAACATCCTAGTTGTTTCATTCATTTTCTAAGATCTCCCTGACAATATCTAACTGAGTTTCATCATCAAGATCTCTGAACTCGATCCAATGATTTTCACTACAGCACGACATTTTTTCTCCTCTACGCTCTACGCAGTAACAGCAGTACTGCACCCGACTCTCGTTCTCCATGATTGCTTGAAGTAATTCTTTCACTATTGACTCCTGTTGATTGATAAATTTGTTTAACGTCAGCATGTTGACTCCTTTCACTGACGAATAAAATGTAAACGATAAACACCGTTTGAACAAAATAAAATTTACTACTGTTGTTTAAATACAAATAGAAAAAATCAATCGTGAAATTCTGCGTTTCTCACTTACATTGTGTCTATGCAACACCTATTCAAACCCAAGTGCTTCCCAGATGTAAAGACCTTCAGAGAGTGGGTCGCCCTAGCTATGGTAGCCAAGGAGGTAGTCAGTCCATGTGATGACTGCACCGCTAGTTACGAAAGCAAAATGAGGGAAGTGGAGTTGTGTCAAAAGTTTCGTATCGTTAATGATTTAACTATCGGATCCCGTGCAAAAGTATTAACCAAAGGAATTTTTCAATGAACCTGAAACACCATCACAAAAGCTTACTCAACAGACTTACATACAGTCCAAGAAACCACAAGAGCTTTACGCATGGAGATGTCAACAGCCAGTTCTCTATTCATTACGAGCGCTACTTGCGAGAGATGGAGCAGCATGGCCTAGTTATCAGCCTTGAAGCACAAGGCGACACTGTGTGGCATATAACCAACACTGGTCGTTCAGCAATTGAGGGTGAGACTTTTAAGTCAGCCAAAGATCGTATTTGCGCTGGCACATCAATTGGTGCTTACACAGGACAAGAGTTGACTAGAACTTGTTTGCGTCCAGGCGCTTACGACTACATGGACTGCAAGTCTTTGATTGGTGGCAATATGGTTGACTTTCGTGGAGCATTGGCATGAGTTATCCAGAAATCGAAATGAAGGTTATTCAGTGGTCAGAAGCTCGTAAGATTATTCCTAACAGCACACCACTTGCCCAAACTAAAAAAGCCTTTGAAGAGCTGCAAGAGCTGCAAGACGCTTTGGTATGGAATGACAAGAAAGCAGCCATTGATGGCATTGGTGACACGGTTGTGTGCCTGATTAACGTCTGTGCCTTGCTGGATGTGAATCTGACTGACTGCCTTAAAGAAGCATACGAGCAGATTAAGGACCGCAAAGGTTCTATGAATGACGAAGGTATTTTTGTAAAGCTATAATGTTTTGAAACACGGCTAGGTTGGGAGTTGCTACCCAACTGAAAAGAGTACCTCCCTCCTGCCGCTTGTTTCTTTCTGGAGGTTTGCGAGGATGCTTAATGCACTATTACAAGTTCAACATTGCCGACTATCGGAAAGATACAGGTCACCTGTCAACTATTGAGCATGGCATTTATCGCCAGCTTATTGATTGGTATTACCTTGACGAACAGCCTATCCCACTAGAAACCCAAGTGGTTACCAGACGGTTACGTTTGGGTTCTGATGATTTAATTTTTGTCCAAAATGTACTAGCAGATTTCTTCCAAAAGACTGCAAAAGGGTATGTTCACAAACGTATTGAATTTGAGATCAAAGAATATCATCAACAAGCAGACAAAAATAAGGAGAATGGTAAGCGTGGTGGTAGGCCAAAGAAAACCCAGTCGGTTATTTCTGGGTTGCCAGATGAAAGCCAAAATAACCCTAACCATAAACCACTAACCATAAACCATAAACCAATAAAGAGCGCAACTGACGTTGCTGTTTGTTTACCAGATTGGATGCCATTGGAAACTTGGGAAGCATTCTTGGCTATGCGAAAGAAAATTAAGAAGCCAGTGACAGACTTTGCAATCAAGCTTTTGGTTGGCAAGCTTACAAAGTTTAGGGAAAGCGGTCAGGACGTTCAGAAGGTGTTGGAGAAGTCAATCACTGCTGGGTGGCAGGATGTTTTTGAAATACAAGAGAAGCAGCAGTTCAACAAGTTTGATGTAGCGCATGTCACTACACCGCCACCGCCAAACCAAGATGCTGCTTTGCGGAAGATTGAGGAAGACCTGAAAAACGCTAAACCACCTTCGCTAGAAGTGTTGGCAAAGATGGCGGCACTTCGCAGGGAGATTTCTCATGGATAAAGGAATGGCACACGCATTGTTAAACCAAGCCAAGCTAGGCATGGGCATAACGCTAGAACAGATCAACGAAGCATTATTGAAAACAGGAGACTTAGATGTATTCCGCCATACGGAACAGCCTAATCGAACACTATGCACAGATGGCTTTGAATCCTGCGACCATCGACCAAGCACGGCTGAGAACCAAAGAGCTGCAAGAGTGCGGCTCGAAACTGTGGGACGGTATTGGGTTGCAAATCAAGATGCGTATTGATGAACTAAAGGAAATTAAATGATGTATCTTGGTATAGACCCAGGCTATTCAGGGGCTTGGGGAATGATTGACCACAATGGCAAGTACCAATCTTGTGGAGACATGCTGCATAACGAGAAGCACATCTTGTCCCGCTTGGTCCATGCTGAGATTAGCCAAGCTCTTGAGCAACAAGACCTAGAAGTCATCATCGAGATGGTGCATTCGATGCCAGGTCAAGGTGTCAGCTCCAGCTTCAAGTTCGGAATGGCCTTTGGAGCCGCTATAGCGATCACAGAGCGCTTTAATTGCGTCTGGCATATGGTTACGCCCCAGAAGTGGAAAAAGGCGCTACAGCTAGATTCTGACAAACAGAAGTCTTTAGACCTTGCCAGACAACTTTGGCCCAACGCCCCGCTGTCCCGCAAAAAAGATAACGGTAGGGCCGAGGCGTTGCTGCTGGCGGAATATTTACGCAGAGAGCAACTAGACATTTGATATATGGGCTACAATTTCAACCATGAACAAACGTGGTGGAAAAAGAGAAGGTGCAGGGCGTAAGAAGATCGGTGGTAAATCACGGGTTATTCGAGCTAGGGTTGCCGAGGTTACCGAACAGGCTTTGATGCTTGCAGGTAATGGCAACCTATCTGAAGGGATCAGGCGCTTGGCAGACAAGCACTGGCGGTTAATACATGGCTCATTAAAGGTGGATCAAGATGCAGGAAATAGACCCAAACAAAGCGATTCAATTTCTAATCGACACAGCGCCGAAGTACGCACAAGCCAAAGCCCACCGAGTGTTCTTGGAGGAAGCGAGAAAGTCGAAGAAGGCCAGTCTGATGAACTCAGCGCCAACGGAAGTGTTGGGCAAGCAGGAGACATTTGCTTACAGCCATGACGAGTACATGGAGCTGTTGCAAGGTCTAAGGGTAGCGGTAGAAGAAGAAGAGAAATATCGGTGGCTGATGATTGCAGCCCAAGCACGTATTGAGGTGTGGAAGACAAACCAGTACAACACGAGAGCAGAGCTAAAAGCTTTGAACTGAAGGAGTTGATATGAATAGGAAATTAATCGAAGCATTGTCTGAACTTGATTACGATGAATCGCCAGAAGAGGCGCAGCGTGTCATTGATGTACTAGACGCAACCCGTAAAGCCTGGCTTAACATGACCCAAGCTGACTACGACAAGCTTGTCTGGATGGACGAGCGCCATGCCATTGAGCGTGTCAACTACGAGATGAACGGGGTGGACGAATGACGCTGCCGTTTGACATCTGCCGTTGTGAGGGTTGGCGAGATAATGATACCAAGCTGGTAACACCTTGCAGCACTTGCCGTAGAGTGCTTGAGCAACAACCAAGTGGTGAAAGAACGCCTTGGTTTGTGTCTGCGCCACCTTTAGACAATGACAAATGTGAATACGTTATACCTGTACATTGAATGCCCCGAACGGGACATAAACCACACAATTGCAGGGATAAACGCAAAAATGACCTGATCGGGACATAAACCCTGCAACCACAAGGATTGAAATGAAGCGAGAACTTCTCATTGGCTGCGGCTCAAACTGGTTAAAGCGACTATCTGCTGACGGTACAAGCGAGTTTGATAACTTAGTCACGCTGGACTACAACTCAGACCACAAGCCAAACATTGTGTGGGATTTGACAAGCCCAACTGTCCTACCTCCAGAGATGGACGACAACACATTTGACGAGATCCATGCTTATGAGGTGTTAGAGCATGTGGGTAGCCAAGGTGACTACAAGCTGTTCTTTAACCAGTTCAGCGAGTTCTGGCGGGTACTAAAACCTAACGGACACTTCATGGCGACATTCCCTTCAAGGAATAGTGAATGGGCCTATGGTGACCCAAGCCACACCAGAATCATGCAGCCAGAGCAGTTCTTTTTCCTTTGTCAACCAAGCTATGAGCAGGTAGGTAGAACCCCTATGTCTGACTTCAGGAACATCTACAAAGCTGACTTCGACATTGTTTATCAGGCTGACGACAACCAGACGGTCCATATGATTATCAAGGCCATCAAGCCATCGAGAATTAATGCAAAGTAAAAACAAAAAAGCGCCGACTCAGGACGAGAAAGCGCACATTGTCAGAATAAAAGAGATGAACTGTATCATTTGTGATACACCTGGACCCAGCGAATGCCACGAGATCAACCAAGGCCAGTGGTTTACATCTATGCCACTGTGTGCAGACTGCCATAGGGGTAGCCAGAACGGGATTCACGGACAGAAGCGCATGTGGAACATCAAGAAGATGGACGAGCTGGCTGGGCTAAACGAGACAATACGAATTATTTTGGCGGGGGGCGTCTAAATATTTGGCATTTGGAAATTGCAAAAAAGTTTCACTTTCCAAAAATCTGGTTAATTCGACTTTCAAAATCCGAATCGACGTTTTCCTGAAAAACCACCCATTTGTTGTTTTCTTGCAACGGTTAGTGAGTACTCGCTAACTTAGTAAGTAAGTGGGCACTCACTAACACCAAGAGAATCAGTGCAGCGTGAGACATGCCAGCTATAGCCCTAAAACCGATTAAAACGGCTTTTAAGGCAAAATTCTAGCTAGTCAATGCCAACATATAGGCAACTATTAAAACGTCTTAAAACGGCTTTTAAATGCTTTACTCTCTCCCTTTGAAAATGTAGACGCGCACGGCAGTGCTTGGCAGTGATAGCCATTTTTTAGGCATGCTCACCCAGTAGCGCACGGCATGCGCTAGCAGTTAAGCACGGGAAAAAGAAAAGCCCCAAGTAGGGGCCGTCTCTTAGCTTCTAGCTAGCCATTCCCAAGAAATACCAGCTGGCATGTAGTTGCCGCTATCTAGCAGCTCTTTTATAAGCGCGTCTCTCTCTTCCATAAAACGGCACGTATAAACAAACGTATGTTTTTTCTTAGTGTTAAATGCTTGGATCCGATACATATAAACCCTTTAAATAGACTTAATTTTTATTACTTTAGACATTTTTAGGCCGTGCGCTGGGTATGCTATCAACGGCACGTCTTTAGACCAACATGCACGGCAGCCGCTGCACTTCCCGTCATTCTCATAAGCGCGGCACAATTTCATTTTTTCCGTGGCATGCTCTGCCGTGGGCACAATAACGCTGCCGTGTAACCCGTCTATGTAAGTGCCGTCTACGCTATCGCTAGAAAAGCGCACAGACACGTTATCAAGCGCTGCCATTTTTTGGAAAACGTTTTTGTACTTAGGGAATTTATGCATTCGCGTGGGTAGCCAGTGCTTAACCCATGGCGTGAGCTTCATTACTTCGTAGACTTTTTCCGCTAGTGCCAGCGAATAAAGGTCTCCGCTATCTAGCCAGCGAAAATATCTATCGCTATCTAGCATTTTCACCATATCGGAAACCCAGTCTAAGCGCTGCCAGTCTTCCCGATTAGATAGACGTGGGGCTTTTACATTAGGAAACCGATAATTTCCCGTAGTTGCATAGCAGCCGCTACATGCGTCTACTAAAGTGCCGTCTCCATTAAGTGAGCCAGGGCACGTGTCAAGCGCTTGAAGACTCCAAGAGCGAATGCCGTCAAGCTTGGAGGTTTTAGAGATTTTGATCATATTTAAGCCTATTAAAAAAGAATGAAAAATTAAGAAAGTGCCAACTCTACGCCTAGAAGGTTTCCCAAGATAGCGTTATAGATATCGCGCTTTGAATGGTAATAGGCCGCATGCTTTTCCCCTTCCTTGAAGTTCCTCCATTGATTTTGTGCATAGTTGGCTTCTAGATCTGCCACTAATGAATGGTCTCTGTAATAGTTTTTAAAGCCTTCTAGATCATAGTGAGCGATAAAGCCGCTGCAAAGATAGAGAAAGTCATAGCCGCGCTTATTAAGCTTTTCTATGTTTCCGCATGCTGCCAGCACGTTTTTAATGATTAGCGCTTGAGTTTTCGTGTCAATGGTTTCCATGTTTAGCCCCTTATTTTTCATTCGTTACACGTGCAAAATGAGCGCGTGTGTCTTCCATAAAATCAACTACTTGATTAAGGGTGAAATGTTCCACCACTTCCCAAGGTGTAATTAGTTCGTGTGTCCACTCTTCTGAGTCTCCGTCACCCAGCATTAAGTCAATAACTTCGCTGTAAGTTAAGTTATCGGGATAATCTGTAAGCCATTGATTGAGTGCAAATTGTTCAGATAGTTTCATTTTTAGCCCCTTATTTAGTTAAAACGTCAAAATATGCCAGCATGCATGCCAGCATGGAGAGAAAGAATACAGAGAAAAGAAAGAAATTTAATGCTTTTTTCATAGTTACACCTATTAGCG